CATCAAATACTGGTATTAAGAATCCTGCCAGAATTATAAAGGCTATAAGATGGAATGATGAAATTAATATAGAAGCTTGTTATGTGACACGTACATATATGACACGGCATGGAGCCGGTGCATTTCCAACTGAATGTAATAAGGAAGAAATTAATCCGGACATCAAAGATTTAACCAATGTTCCAAATCCACATCAGGATACTTTGAGATATGGGAAGTTAAATGTTGAAGAACTATATGAAAGATGTCAAGCAGACATAATAAGTGCAGGTTTTCCGTGTCAAAAAACATTGGCTATAACGCATATGAATGAATGTGGAAAGATAGCTTTATCTGTTCGTGATACATTTAAAGACGATTGGGAAGTAAAATATTTTTATTTTGAGGTGAACTAAATGATTAAATTAAACGGCGTAGAAATCAAACTTGACAAATATCCGGATGGGACATTCTTATTTAAGGATATTCCTCCTATTGGAGGATGGTGCAGAGATAATATTGAATGGTTCTTTGAATCAATGGAAGAGTTAACAGCAGTTGAATATATTACTAGATATTGTTGGGATCATAGAGTAGTGCCTAATTTATATATGCCTTATATCCCAGATGCACGTATGGACCGAGTTAAGCATAAGAACGAATTATTTACTTTAAAATATTTTGCTCAGACTATTAATTCATTACATTTTGGAAAAGTAGAAGTTTTAGATCCGCATTCTGATGTATCTGCCGCATTATTTAATAAAGTACATGTAGAATCCCCGAATCGAATGATTGAGGATGCTGTTAAGAAGATTACGAGTAATAACCTTATGATGTTTTATCCGGATGCGGGATCCATGAAGCGATATTCTTCAGCAGTACATCTTCCATATGCTTTCGGTATTAAGAATAGAGATTGGGAAACGGGAGAGATTAAAGGTTTAGATTTATCAGGTGAAATTGATCAGTTACCAGGTAAAGATATCCTTATTGTAGATGATATTTGCAGCAGAGGCGGAACTTTTTATCACAGTGCTAAAAAACTGAAAGAGGCCGGTGTAGGTAAGATTTATCTTTATGTTACTCATTGTGAAAATACTGTTTATGATGGAGAGCTTCTGAAAAACAATGGACTGATAGAGAAGATTTATACGACAGATACGATTTTGACAAATCTGGAAAGTCCTAAGATTGAACTTGTTGAGAGATTTAGATAAGGAGGCATTATGAAACCAATTATTAGTCCTTGGTTGATTTATTTCGCTAGTAGAGCAGATAATTTAACGACATTTTTTGGAGTGATCGCAGGAATATGCAGTATTATTGCTATAGGTGCTTTCTTTGCCGGATTAGCCGGATATGACGAACCATTTAAGTTTAGAAAAACTATTAGCAAATCAATTATCGGATGTGTTGTAATGACTATCATTACAATCATGACACCAACTACCGAAACCGTTTATACAATGATAGTTGCAAATGAACTAACATCGGACAATGTTCAAGCAATTGGGAAAACCGGCAAGGATGTTATTGATTACATTACTGATCAGATTGATAAAGTTGTAAATGATAAAGAGGAGAATAAAAAATAATGAATACAATGGCAATTTTGCTCTCAGACACATATAAACAGATCCATAATAAAATCTATCCGAAAGGATTGACGAAATTAGTATCTTACTGGACCCCACGAAGATCAATGCTTAAGAATCAGAACAAAATGGTATTCTTTGGTCTACAGGCATTTATTGAAGAGTATCTGGTTGATTATTTTAATAAAAACTTTTTTGAATTAACAGCAGCAGAAGTTGAACATACATATAAATACAGTATGGATATACAGTTAGGAAACAGTTATGACCTAGAGCCTATTATGAAACTTCATAAATTAGGTTATCTTCCAATTCAGATACGTGCTATCCCGGAGGGAACATTAGTACCAATGGGCATCCCATGCATCGAAATTACAAACACACATCCAGATTTTGCTTGGGTAGTACAGTGGATAGAATGTATCCTGCAGGTTGAACTCTGGAAACCATGTGCTCATGCAACAATTGGTCATATGTATAGAGAACTTGCAAACGACTACTATAAAATGACCTGTGATGACTTTTTAAGACCTGAAATGGCCTGCTCAGACTTTGGTATGAGAGGAATGTCTTGTATGGAAGAGGCAGTAAGATGTTCATCTGCTTGGTTATTATCATTTGATAAGACAAGTACAATTCCGGCCATTGATTATATAGATACGTATTATGATGCTTGCTGTTGGACTAAAAGAATCGGAATTGGTGCTGTATCAACAGAACATTCAGTTATGGCTTCAAATTATGCAGTAGACGGTGATGAAATCACATTTGTAAAAAGACTACTTACGGAACTATATCCTAATGCATCTTTCAGTATGGTATCTGACACTTATGATTACTGGAACATGATTGATAATATTCTTCCGGCTTGTAAAAAAGAAATCATGCAGCATAATGGCAAACTTCTGGTCCGTCCAGATTCCGGAGATATGGTAGAAATTGCTGTAGAGACAATTGAAAAGCTTTGGAATACATTCGGCGGAACAGTAAATAGCAAAGGATACAAAGTACTTGATTATCACATTGGAATTATTTATGGGGACGGATGTACTCTTAATAATGTAAAGCAGGTATGGGAAAAACTGAAGAAAAAAGGATTTGCTGCAAACAATATCGTATTCGGAGTCGGAGCATTTTGCTTCTCAGCAGTTATAGAACCCGATGGACATATGGTTGTTGTAACCAGAGATATGTTTGGTATTGCTATGAAAGCCACCTATGGAATTGTCAATGGCGAGCCAATTATGATCTATAAAGATCCAAAAACCGATACGAGTCATTTGAAAAAATCTCATAAAGGGTGTTGTTGTATATATTACGATGACAATGGAGAATTACAGTGTGAAGACGGGTATGATAGTATATTTGGTAATGGAACATTAAGAACTGTATTTGTAGATGGGGAAGCTTGCAATAAAGAAACATTTGAAGACATTAGAGAAAGATTAAACGGAGGAAACAAAAAAACAAAGATAAGTAAAATTACAGATTATTTATTAAAAGATGATGTGATTGTAGTAATGGATGTAGATGGAGTACTTGCCCCGTATGAGTTCTCTGAATTAAGTCACAGTATGACTGACGATGAATGGGACAAACTTGTAGCTTCAGGTGAGAGTCCGTATAAAGATGTGCGTCCGATTAAATTAATGCAAAAGTTTATTCAAAAGAAAGGTATTGATAAAGTATATACTTGTTCAAAGAGTCCTTCTAGTGAGATCCCCGGCAAAAGAGCTTTTATCAAAAACAACTATAATCTTCCGGATGATAATATCTATTTTACTTTAGAAAAGACAGAAAAACTTACTGTGCTTCAGACGCTGCAACAAAAGCTTGGGCTTAAGCCATCTCAGATTGCAATTGTAGAGGATACAGTAAAAACTTTGGATTATATTCGTGCACATAGTGATTTTGTAACTGTACACGTTTCATCATTTATGGAGTAAAGAGGAGTAAAGAGAATGAATTTACAAAGTATTAGTAGATATATAAGTCTTATAGTGATGAAAGTACATATCGTAAATATCATGGAAGAATAGGACAAACAGTGTCTGCCGTATTGATTACAAAGACATATGATAATGGCAATGTTACACAATATATTAATTGTTTAGGAGGATTATAAGATGAAATATTACAATGGATATTTTAAAGAACTCAAGAATGAAATTGTACAGTGGATCAGAGACTGGTTCAATCAGAATGGTCCCGGCTGCAATGCAATTGTAGGAATCTCTGGTGGAAAAGATTCTTCCGTAGTAGCAGCGCTTTGTGTAGAAGCTCTTGGAAAAGATCGTGTAATTGGTGTACTAATGCCACAGGGTCAGCAGAAAGATATTTATGCTGCGTACAAGCTTTGTGAATTTCTTGATATTAAATCATACGAAATCAACATTAGCGACACAGTTCGAAGTGTATTGTCAAGACTCGAAAGCTCAGGAATCGAGATCAGCGAACAGACAAGAATAAATCTTCCGGCACGTATTAGAATGTCTACATTATATGCTGTCTCTCAGTCTTGTAATGGAAGAGTAGCAAATACATGTAATCTTTCAGAATCATATGTCGGTTATGAAACCAGGTATGGTGATTCGGCAGGTGATTTTAGTCCGTTAGGAAAATTAACTGTATATGAAGTTAAAAAACTTGGATATGAATTATTGCTTCCTACAGAACTTATTGAAAAGATACCAATAGATGGCTTGTGTGGAAAGACAGATGAGGACAATTTAGGATTTCCATATACAGTTCTGGACAGATATCTTCGTACAGGAGAGATTGACGATCTGGATGTAAAAGCTAAGATTGATTTAATGCATAAACGATGCCTTTTTAAATCAGAGAAGATCCCGGTATTTAATCCTGGATTAAAAGTAGAGGTAGCATAATGGAAAACATATTTATATCATTCTTGTTAATCGAAATTCTTTTCACAACAATTTTAATAATTAATTGTGCAATAGATGAATTATTACCAATAAAAGAATATAAAAAGTGGTCCCAAAATAAAAACTGGTTCGGTAAGATATATATATTTATTACAATTATATTTACTATTCCTGCAGCAATTATTATATATATCGCTTTTTTCATTGTGTTCTTAGTAACATTTATTTATACACTTGGAATTAAAGAGGAGAAGAAATAACATGAAACCATATGATGTTGGGCTTGTTTGTGGGCGTTTTCAAACGTTCCACAAAGGCCATGAAAAGCTTATTGATACTGGGTTATTGCTTTGTGATCGGATGCTTATTCTTGTTGGCAGTGCACAAGAATGTGGGACAGAACGTAATCCTTTGAATGTAAATACTCGGATTAAAATGATACGTGAAGTGTATGGTGATGATCCAAACATTATGATTTATGCATTATCAGACCTCACTGATGAAAATGATATTACTCCAGATTGGGGCAGATATCTTCTTCAAAATGTAGATCGGTATATTTATAAAAATCCAGATGTAATGATTTATGGTAATGATGATAGCCGGAGTGGATGGTTTGATAAGGAAGATTTAAAGAACACCACTGAATTAATCATTAATCGTGAAGAATTACCCATCTCTGGAACCATGTTGAGAGCACTTATGATACAGGATAAACGGCGAGAATGGATGACTTTTGTTAATCCTAAACTACATAAAATGTATGATGAAATTCGTGGCGAACTTATGGAAAGCATAAAGGAGAATTAATGGAGGAAGCAGATATGACACCAGGAAGGCCGCAACAATTGCCTTATGTATCACCACCAGATAAAAAAATGTCTCAGGAAAAATCTGGTAGTAACATTGTTGTTGAATGGATGTCAGCAATAAAAGAAATTGCAGAAAATGGATATGCCTTGTCTAGCGCAAACGTTCATTCAAAAGATGAAAAATTTCAAAGGATTATTGGTATGTGTAATACAGTTATTATGGTATTAAAGGAGAATTAATTATGGAATTTACAAAAGCAGCAGCATGGATTTCAACTGCATTAGCAGTAATTGTAGGCATTGAAGTCACGCATTCAGCATGGTGCTTATGGGCGTTTTTGTTACCTTTATTAATGAGTTAAGACAATATGAGGAATGAGGTTTTAAATGGCAAAATATCTAATGAAATATAAAGGTACTTACAGACTAAAAGCTGCGATAGATCAAAGTACCAATGATTATCCCAGAGATGATTCTGGAGGAATAGATTCAAGTTTTGATGATATTTATATTAAGTGTTATGGTGGTGCTCAAATATATCATTATGGTTTTTCTACTCTTGTAGCTTATATCCCATCTATAGGAAGAGGACACAATATTTTAAAAGCTATAGCTAATGATATTGGGTTACCGGAATATGAAACTTATGAAGAATTATATAAGGCACTTGAAGATGAAGGAACTGTACGAAGTATCATGGAAAACGACAAAGAAATAGAGTTTAAGTTCCATGCTCGCAAGTTAGAATACATAGCACTTTTTCTTAAACCTGCGATTGCAGGAGCTGATATTAGTCCTTTCTCGACTAAGAACTTACCCAAGTGTAATTACCCTATTCCTGATGAAGATTTAGCAGAATACAACGCTATTTTGGATTCTATGGACAGTAAGGATTACTTGTTAATCTCTAGGGTAACCGATGCTTTTTTGACCAATAAACTTCAAAAAAGTAAGCAGTATAGGACAATTGATTTGAAAAAAGATATGAAGAAAAAATGTTTAAAAACTAAAGAATATATCCATTCATTAGGCGAATGGAATGAATATATTGAATATTTAAAAAAGGAGATTTGTAAATGAAAAGAATAGCAAAGTTTGAAAAAGTGAGCTTAGAAGAATTCATGAAAGATTGGTGTGATACATTCGAATTAGACGCCTCTGATGCTGACATGAGACGTGAAATAGAAGGCATTTATGGTAGTATTGAGCTTCCTAAAAGAGCAACAGTAGGAAGTGCTGGTTATGACTTCTTCACACCGCTTACACTTAATATGAAACCAGGTGAAACAGTAAAAGTGCCAACTGGAATTAGATGTAAGATTGATGAAGGATGGGTGCTGAAATGCTATCCAAGAAGCGGCCTTGGATTCAAATACCGTCTGCAGCTTGATAATACAGTAGGTATCATCGACAGTGATTACTATAATTCTGATAATGAAGGTCATATCTTTATTAAAGTTACCAATGATAGTAAAAGACCATGGAAAAATCTTAATGTACTTCGTGGAGAAGGATTCGCTCAGGGTATTTTTGTTGAATATGGTATTACTATTGATGATGAAACTGCAGGAGTACGAAATGGCGGATTTGGAAGTACAACAAAGAATAAGTAGAGGTGTAAACGCTTATGAAGAATAGAGAGAAATTTGCTAAAGAGATTTTGGATATTGCTTGTAATGGTAGGAGTATAGCAGTAACAAAAGAAAATAAAATCGCTTATTGTAGTAATATATCATGTGAATCATGCATGTTTGATGGTTGTGGTAAACATATTGGACGTTCACAGGCATGCTCCGATCGATTACGTGAATGGGCTGAATCAGAATATGTAGAGAAACCTACAATTACATCAAGAGAAAAGAACTTCCTTGATGCCCTTCTGTCTAATTGTAAATATATTGCAAGAGATAGCAATAATGATCTTTATATTTACTATAATAAACCAAGACGTAATTCTATGAATGAATTGTGGATAACTGAAGATAGTAATTATTTTTATGTATCAAGAGATATGTATGGTAATATGTTTAACTTCATTAAATGGGAGGATGAAGCACCTTGGGGCATTGAAGACTTGAAAAAATTAGAGGTGAGAGACGAATAACATATGATTACAACAGACAGAGAAAAAGCTATATGCGAAAAATATAGCGCATATGATAAAAATAATCGTGTCCATTGTAATGAGTGTCCACTTAGTAAAGGGAATCCTACTCAATATGACTTCCGGTGCAAAGCGAATAGTCATTATAATAGACACACTCGTGCATGGGAATATGATGATTAAGAAAGGATAATTATGAAGATTCGTTTAAACAATTCTACAGATGCTAAAACTGTAGTATCTATTGCAAATAAATTTAAAGATTGTGATATTGATGGTAGTATAGGACGATGCATTATAGATTTGAAATCTATATTAGGAGTATTATCATTTGGCCTTCCGAAAGTAATTGATGTTACAGTAAGAAGCGATGATAAAGCTTTAGTTAAAGAATTTGAAGATAGTGTAATGTTCTGGAGGTGCGATGACGATGGATGAAATGTTAACTCCAACAGATATACAAAAACATCTTAAAATAGGACGTAACAAGACATATCAGCTTATTCAATTAAGTTCTTTCCCTAAAATAAAGATAGGAAATACATACAGGATTCCTAAAGAAAAGTATCTTAAATGGATATCTGATAATATACGTAAAACAATATTTTTATAGTAA